TGTTAGATTCCTGGAAGGCGCAACGTTCCAAACCTGTCGAGGTGAATCCTCATCACCTGGATGAGTTTAAGAAGGTATTCCGGAGTAACCTGCCGGAATTTTGGAACAAAAGGAAGTACCCGTATATCCCGAACGGGCACGCGACCCTCTATAATAAGAGGCGTGAGGGGGGTAATTGGAATGCCGAGTCATTCGCGAATTGGTGTGAACCAACTGTCGTGATCTCGTCTGGCAAACCCCGTATTGTGACAAAGTATGCCTCGCACAATACGGCTGTTTTAACGCCGCTCCATTACTCTCTTTACGAGGGTCTTAAAAGGAAGGGATGGCTACTGGTGGGGGAGCCGACCCCCGATCGTGTGCAGTCCTTGAACGGGCGCGGGCACTTCGTCTCTGTCGATTACCAGGCGGCAACCGATAATATTAAGACGGAGTATGTCCGAGCGGCCGTGGACGTACTGATCGAAGCAAGTAAGGGAACGTTGTCGGAGGAGGAGGTCCGTTGCCTCAAAGTCCTGGGCGAATTACGCCTAGCCCGGGATGGCGAGATATGTACGACAGGACAGCCGATGGGAAGTGTAATGAGCTTTCCGTTGCTCTGTCTTATCAATAAGACGGTACACGACCTCGCACTGACGGACCTGTACTTGCACGGTGAAGTGCCGTTCAAGGAGTGGACGGCCCATCGCTGTATGATAAACGGCGATGACCAGCTAACGAAAGAACCCGCCTGCGTTCATGACAAAAGAAAGGGCGGTAGTAAGGGAGGGTGGGACGAGCAGGTGAGGGGGATCTGGCCCCCGCAGAACCTCTCGTTATTTGATAGAATCAGTCTTCACGGAAGTGAGGTCGGACTGATTATCAATAAGGAAAAGACAATGCAGAGCCCGTCCAAAGCGGAGATTAATTCTACGCTTTTCGAGGACGGCCGTCTGCAAAAGAAAGTAAATTGTGCTGCGTTGCTGATGCGGCCTGAAGTGAGCGATGTGCTCGGGTTTGCATCCCAAAGCACTCGGACAAAGGAAGGGTTCGTGGGAGTCGTTAGGCGCAATGCTAACGTTCTCTCAAAGCAGAAGCAGAAGTTTCTGTGTAGATTGGACCCTACACTGGTCAATGAGTGTCGGCGGGATAAGAAGATCCGGGTCGCGTTATGTTCAGGTCCAGCCTCCGAACGAAAAACGGCACCCAACCTCTTCCCTGTTGAAAATAAACCGCACGGGTATAACCTGACCCGCACGGAGGAGGTTGCCAGCGCGAATGCCGAAGTAGGAAGACTTCGGCGGCTTGTGGATTTTGAGGCCCTGTATTATCGAAAGAAGGACCTTAAGAGAAGCAAGATTGAGATCCAGCGTGACGTGAAGTCCTGGTCTCAAGTCGTGCGAGAGAAAAACCAAGTTCTGGATGAGGAGAAAATCCTCAGTGTCTACGCCAGAACCTGGGAGGAGAAACAAAAGAGAGACTTGGCGAGTTGCGGCTCGCCTGCCGGAGAATATGCTGCTAGGATTGACGCCCTGGTAGAACTGTCGAATCATGAGTTTGGGCTTGATCATCCGAAGAGGATGAGTCCGATTGAGCTCATGATCAGTTTCATGCGTGCAAATAAGACAGCGGGAAGAACCCTGTCACCAACCGTCTGTGAGGCCATGCTCCGATCCGACGATACCCTGTTAAAGGGGTTAGTCGAGACCATTGACCACGGATAAGTCAGGTTGGTGCCCGAATCTAAATGAGACGATTCGGGTTTTGGGAAAGGAGAGTGGATTAAGGAACGTGGGGAGGCTGGTAGACTTTGTAGGGGCCTGGTTGTCGGGGATAGGTTGAAAGAGACCTATTTTCCGTTGCGGTCCAGGGCCTACGGGTTGCTAGTCAAGCCACAAGTACTATGAAACTCGATGAAACGAGTGGGGGTAACCCAATACCGTTAGCACGGTCGGGCTGGATTGTGTTCCAGTGCGCGTGTGGTGTTGGCTGATCCCATGGGAGATCCCAAAATCCGAAAAGTCG